CCTGTATCAGTCTTGATCTGCAGCTCAGGCTTTGGACCCAGCAAGACATGAGCCTGCCAGTTGCGGGAGCTGCAGCTGCACACCAGCAGCAGACGGCCGGCGTACAGGCTGATCATTCGCGTTCGCCGTAGGACGGCTGGTGATAGATGCGCTCAAGCTGCATCGACAACGGCTCGTCATCGTCTGGCATGAGCAGCAGATCCTCAGCGATCACCATGGCCAGCTCGTCATCCTCGAGCGCCGACCATGAGATCAGGGTGCTGTTGATCGGTTTGGCGATAACCAGCGCCATCCGCGGGCTGCGGTGCAGAAGCCGCAACGCCCAGCGCTCGAGCCAGTTGAGGTGCGGCAGTTTCATGGCTCCATGGTGCCGATAAGGCGGTCCAGATACCACCGGGCTTTCCTTAAGGATTCGGGATCCTTGTACTGCTCACGCCAGACGTACTTCAGCACGTTGCCCTTGCAGAATCCCCTGAACTCTTCTGGCGTCAGCGCTGCCTGGATCGCGTCGATGCATTCGATCTCGCTTTGGTTGTAGTGGTCGGGATGGTTGATCAGATCAGACATGCCCCAGCTGCATGGCGCGATCGCGCGTGAAGTCGTCAATAGTCTGCACGCAAGCAGCCACGTTGTAGATAACGTCGCTGTCAGGCGATGGTCCTTTGCGTCGATAATGCTCGCCAGGTTTGAGCCGGCCAGACTCGCGCCACCGGCGCAACGTGCGTACAGAGATGCCTAGCTCGCGAGCCGTCTGATGGCTCGACATCCAACGGATCAAAGCCATTTGCCCCTCAGCAAGAACTGCCGGCAGATGCGGATGCATTGCTGCGCGTGCTTATCGGCCAGATGGCTTTCGGCCTCGCCAATCGCCAGCACGCAGGCGGCGTGAAGGTCGGCGTAATCGGTGTCGCGGAAGTTGGCCGCGATGTCGCGGCTGAACTCCTGCCACAGCCCGGTGTAGGTGCCGCAGGTTCGGCCGCTCGCGTGATACAGAGCTTCAAGCATGTCGGAGCGTTGCTGTTCGAGTTGGCTGCTGTTCAGCATGGTTCGAGGGCTTGGCGGATCCTGAGCAGTTCAGCGCAAATCGCGCTCACCTGCGGCACGGTAGGACCGCTCCGCAGCTCGTCCACCCTTGCAGTCAGCAGCAGCTGCAGCCGACGGCGTTCTTCCAGCTGGCCGGCATTGAACATGCTCGAGTCGCTGATCAGGGCCTCAAGCTTGGCGCGGATGTGGTCGGTCATGGCAGCACATCCACCGTCGCGTTCGGCCAACGGTTCTGGGCGTACCGCAGCGCGTGGCGTTTGGTTTCGGCCTGCGTGATCCAGACCATCGGCTGCGTGTGAGCTTTGCGAACCAGCACGCGGTACTCGCGCGTCTGAGCGCCATGCCGCGGCCGGCTGATGCCTTCGCCGTGTTTGCTGTCGTCTGGTTCTTCATGCCATGCCCATGGGAGCATGGCGCCGATCGTGTCAGTCATGGGTTGCAGGGTCGGTGACGGTTTCAGGGTTAAGCCATTCGATCTCAGACCACCAAGGCAGCCAACCGGACTGCTCGGCAATCTGTTTGGCTTCGGTCAGGGTGTGCGCCATGATCGCCTCGATCACGTTGGCGCTGCGAATCTGAAAGTAGAAGCGGCGGGGTGTCATGGCTTCACCCCCTGATGGCAGGCAGGGTGCTGGTAATGCACTTGCATTGCCTGATCGCGGCCGACGCTGATGCCGACGGCATACATCATGAACAGCAGCGCCAAGGCGGCGAAGCGGTTGATCCAAGGATTGGTGGTCATGGTGGTGTGGGTGGTGGTGGGCAGCCCCGAAGGGCTCAGACGACGGCGACAAGGCGGTCCTTGCCCATCCGCTTCTCCCAGGTAGTGCCGTCGTTGTTGGCGAATTGAGCGATCACTTGGGCTTTGGTCTCCTTGACAAAACCAACGAAGGTGTGGGTATAGCCAAAGTTCCAGATGGTCACGTCGCCGGCTTGAAGCTGACCGGCGGGCTTGCCCTTGCAACGGCCGACGGATTGGATTTGAACGGTGGCGGTGGTCATGGTTGGCGGTGGGTGGGGAAGCTCTCGCCTCCGGTCCCCTAACAATACACCGCAGACGGCGCACTGTCACCCCTCGCCGTCACATTGCTTTGCATTGCGCCGCAGTTCGACGGCTTCCGACCTTCGACGGTTGGCGTCCAGCAGATTCTGGATTGAGTCCTGCGCTTCCTCATGGCTTGCCCCGATGCGGACCATGCCAGTGATCACCTCGGCCGGCACGCGCAGGACGGGCTTCCGCTGGAGTCCTGACGACCAGCCGACCGCATACTTGGGCACCTCTACCTCGACCGTGAACCAGACATGGCCACAGTCGCCACAGACACGCTTGCGAACGATCTGATCATCCATCTGGCCATTGGTGACCGGGACCTTGTGGTTCTTGCTGCGACAGTCTGGGCAAATCATGGGCAACATGGGACAACTGCCCCAGATCGATGGACTTCGGAAAATGGATGCAGGTCGAGATCCCAGCAGAGCGGCTGTTCAAACTTGAAAGCAACTGCCGCGGCCTAGCCGAACATGGCACCGTCGGCGAGCTGGCAGCGCAACTGCTACGGCAGAACTACCGCCAGCAAGAAATGCTCCAAGCGGCGGTCCATGAGATCGCGCGATTGGAGCTGATGATCCTGAATCAGAACACGTCGGCCTGAGTGGCGGCCGGCGCGGGTGCTGGTGTCGATCCGTATGGCTGGTCGGCCGCAGCTTCCTCGATCGCCTTCTGCGTCTTGTAGTCCGGCTCGATCGACATCGACACATAGGCATCACCGCCGCCTTGTGGCTCCTTGCGCCAGCCGCTGATGCGCATCGGGATGTTCCCCCGATCGTTCGGCTGCGCGTTCATCAGGTAGTTGGCCAGCGCATAGGCCTGGTCGGCCGGCACGCTGATCACCCCGTCATACATCGGATAATTCTTGGACGCGTCGAAGCGATCGCCCAGACGAGCGCGCAGCTTCTCTTCAGTGTTGCGAAACAGTGCGCCGTTTGCTTTGAAGCTCATGTTTGATCGTGGGTAATGGTGTTGGCCTTTTCGTATTGCTCCACCTCGGCCAAGGGGTAGAGCACGAATCCAGGGGTTCTGAAGTAAGGCGGACCTTTGCCCGCCTTGCGCCATCGCATCAGCGTGTCGGGGTGCAGCCCCCAACGCTCAGCCAGCTGGGGACCGGTCAGATAATCAGAAGAGTTCATCGCTGACCACCTCCACCGGTTCAGGCTCAGGCTCGACGGCGATCTGCGCGTTCAGATCGTCGAGGCTCGTCTTAGGCAACTCAGGCTCGGCCGTGCGCACCTTGACCGGCTCGATGTCCACCACTTCCTCCTGGCTTTGCATCCCCAGCAGCATGTCGCTGGCGTACAGCCTGCCCCAGAACGCCGCGGCCCGGTAACGAATCATCAGCTCAGGCATCGTCTGCCACTTGCTGCCCGATTTGGTCGCCCATCCTTCTTTCTTGGCCATCGCCATTGTGATGGTTGGCCCCTTCAGCTCCTGCCCACTGGCAAGATCGCTGGCGATCGCATAGCAGGCAAGGCTGTCGCCTTCGCCGCTGATCTCAAACCGCAGCGGGCTGAACCGGCCAGAACCATTCACCATCGCGATGATGAAGCTGCTGGACCAGCTCGGCCGGCCGTGGATCACATGCAGGTGCTGCATCGCCAAAAACGGGCTGATGCCCATCCGATTGGCGATCTCAAGCGCGACCAGGCAGTTGGCAAAGCCCTGCTGTCCTTGGAACTGCGGCGGGATCAGGGTGCTGCTAGCCAACGCCTTGGCGATGCGCTGGGCATCCTCGAAGGCTTGAATGCCCGAAAAGACGGAGCCGGCCGGTTGGGTGGTGGTGAGTGCTGTTGATTCGGTCATTGGTCTGCAGAAGTCAAAAAGTTTTCAACATAAAAATCAAGATCTCTCATTGCGTTTCTAAGCTCATTATCAATCCATGTTAAAAGGTGTTTTTCAAAAAATGTTATCTTGTGCCCAGCCACATTTTTGTGAATATCCATTGACCACTTTCTTAAGTTTTTTACATTTTCATAAAGCTCTTGAAATTGTTCATCATTTGATAAGCGCTTATACGCTTGAGAAGTAAACATAATCAAAACTCTTGAATGTGTTCAGGTGATGCGCTGAGCGGAACCGAGCCATCAGCCCGCGGCCGCATCCATGCAGGCAGGCTGAGCGGCTCGATCTGATCGCTGTAACTCGGCCACACGTCAGCCGCCTTGCAGGTGGCGTAAACCTCAAGGTCGCGCGCAGCCGTCTCGGCGCCGATCTGGATCATCTCCGCATCGGCTGCCATGACTGACACAGCGAACGGCGGCTTCTTTTCGACACAGATGAAGATGAACTGATCCGGCCGGTGGCCCGTCGCGGCCTCGATGCCGCTCATATACCACGCTGCCTGGACGTGATAGCGATAGTTCGCCACGCTGCGCTGAAAGCCCCGCGGGCTGGCGTCCTCAGTTGTCTTCAGGTCAACGATCAGGTTGCCGTCGTTGGTCAGCCAGTCTGGCCTGCACTTGCATTCGACGCCAGTGGTGGCATCGGTCCACATGTGCGTGGTCTCAGCCTTGCCCTGCCAATGCAGCAGCATGGCCGCGGCAGGATGCCGCCAGACGGCCTCAGCCATGCGGCTGATCGTGGCGCGATCATCGGCACTAATCAGCTCGCAGCCAGCAGCCTCAGTCTCGAAGTCAAGCCAGCGGGCTTTGCCTTCTTTGGTGCGGCGGTCAACTGACGGCGCCGTGATGTAGCGGTTCTCAAACTGATCGGCCTCGAGCGTCAGCGTGTGCACGGCAGTCCCAAGCCGCATCGCAGCGGTCGGTTCAGTCGGCACGCGATTTGGGTCGAGGTAGCGCGCCCAGTAATGCAGCGGGCTGCGAGCGATCAGGTCAAGCCCTGACTTGCTCACGGACGGATGCGCGTGATAGTCGGCGTTCTCCATGGGAGATAGCGAGTTACGGCTCGATGCTAGCACTTGCGCCCATGTGCTGCTAGGTTCGCAACGTTGCCGCGATCCATGACCTACTCCGACTTCCTAGCTTCCAAGTCCACTGCCTGCCCTGCGGTCGGTTTCGATCCGCAGCAATTCACCGCTCCGCTGTTCCCGTTTCAACGGGACATCGTGACCATGGCCTGCCGCGTTGGCAGGTTCTGCATCTGGGCCGACTGCGGCATGGGCAAGACGGCCATGCAGCTCGAATGGGCGCATCAGGTGCATCAGCACACAGGCGGCAACGTGCTGGTGCTGGCACCACTAGCCGTGGCACACCAGACCGTCCGCGAGGGCAGCAAGTTCGGCATCCCTTGCGCGTTTGCTGCAACCCAGGGCGAGGTCAAGCCCGGCATCACGATTACCAACTACGAGAAGCTCAGCCACTTCGACCCGAGCGGCTTCGCTGGCGTGGTGCTCGACGAGAGCAGCATCCTCAAGGCGTACACCGGCAAGATCCGCAATCAGATCATTGAGTCGTTCGCGCAGACGCCATTCCGGCTGGCCTGCTCGGCCACGCCAGCGCCCAACGATCACATGGAGCTGGGCAACCATGCCGAGTTCATCGGTGTGATGACCAGGACCGAGATGCTGGCCATGTTCTTCGTCCACGACGGCGGCGACACCAGCAAGTGGCGGCTTAAGGGGCACGCACAGTCCAAGTTCTGGGAGTGGGTCTGCAGCTGGGCGGTCACGATCCGCAAGCCGTCAGATCTGGGCTACGACGACGGCAGATTCATCCTGCCTGACCTGCAGATCAATGACTGCACGGTTGAGACACCACGCGAAGCCATGGCGGACGACGCTGGCCAGATGGCACTGTTCGCCATGGAAGCCCGCACCCTGAGCGATCAGCGGCACGTGCGCAAGGCATCTCTGCAGATGCGCGTTGATGCAGCCGCTGCCCTGGCCAACAACAGCACTGAGCAATGGCTGATCTGGTGTGATCTCAACGATGAATCCAAGGCGCTCACTGCTGCTATCGATGGCGCGGTTGAGGTGTCAGGCAGTGACAGTGACGATCACAAGCAGCAGGCCGCGATCGACTTTCAGGATGGCAAGATCCGGGTACTGGTCAGCAAGCCCAGCATCTTCGGCTTCGGCCTCAACTTCCAGGGCTGCCACAACGTCGCCTTTGTTGGCCTGTCCCATAGCTACGAGGCGTTCTATCAAGCGATCCGCCGGTGCTGGCGCTTTGGGCAGCAGCACCCGGTTAACGCGCACATCATCTACGACGTGGCCGAGGGTCGCGTGATCGAGAACATCCGCCGGAAGGAAGCGGACAGCATCGCAATGGCTGAGTCAATGGTCACCATCATGAAGCAAACCACCATGGAACAACTCAAGAAGATCCAGCGCCAGGTTGCGCCACACATCACTGAGCACAAGACCGGCGACAACTGGGACATGTACATGGGCGATTGCGTTGAAAGCATCAAGCAGCTCGACTCAGACAGCATCCACTACAGCATCTTCAGCCCGCCGTTTGCGTCGCTGTACACCTACTCCAACAGCGACCGCGACATGGGCAACAGCCGCAACGACCATGAGTTCTTCGATCACTTTGTCTACCTGGCCAATGAGCTGCATCGCGTGCTGATGCCTGGCCGATTGATCAGCTTCCACTGCATGAATCTGCCCAGCAGCAAAGAGCGCGACGGCTTCATCGGTGTGAAGGACTTCCGCGGCGACATGCTGCGCATCTTCCAATCCGCTGGCTTTGTCTTCCATTCAGAGGTCTGCATCTGGAAGGACCCCGTCACTGCCATGCAGCGCACCAAGGCGATCGGCCTGCTGCACAAGCAGATCCGCAAGGACTCAGCCTTGAGCCGCCAGGGCATCCCTGACTATCTGGTCACGGTGCGCAAGCTGGGCGACAACCCTGAACCATGCGCAGGGCCGTTTACTGAGTTCGCCGGTGAGAACCCACCAGTCAAGACAGGCGACGCCATCAAGGACAGCATCAACATCTGGCAACGCTACGCCAGCCCAGTGTGGATGGACATCAATCCATCGGACACCCTGCAATACCGCAGCGCCCGCGCCAACGACGATGAGCGGCACATCTGCCCGCTGCAGCTCGAGGTGATCCGTCGTGGCCTGCAGCTATGGAGCAATCCAGACGATCTGGTGCTGAGCCCGTTTGCCGGCATCGGCAGCGAGGGCTACGTCAGCCTGCAGATGGGCCGCCGGTTCGTTGGCTTCGAGCTGAAGCCCAGCTACTTCAACTGCGCAGTCAAGAACCTGAACGATTGCGAGGCCACCACACAGGCAGCGCTGCTGTGACCGATCTCCGCCCCTACCAGCACCGCGCG